AAGTAACACTGCGGATTGCCCAATCCTCTAACATTATTACCATTGGGTTCGGCTATTAACCGAGTTCCCTCAAAATGTTTCCATTAAGAGGTGGTAGTTAGAGGCTCTAAGGGGTTTCCCGCAACAAGGTGTCTCGCGAATAATTCTTTCCTAAATTATTCACTAGGGGGTATCAACCTTTTAAGTCCCCCTGTTGCCGACATTGATGTATTTAACTGCACTTATGCAGTGAGAACTTCAAAAGTCTATCGGCATTGTATGGTTTTGTGTCCGCAACGTTCATGCGAAAGGTATCGCCTTTGTCCATAATTTTTGCGATGTGACACATCATACTCATTCTGTGCAACGTTGGTTGACGATTGAACAAGATAGGGTCACCATCCATCATGTGACGGTGCACCGTGTCACCATCTTCTAAAACAAGGGTCGCCTTATCTACATATCGCAGGGTAATCGAATCACCATTCTTCTTTTCTAAAATCTTCGCACCTGGATGAATATCTGGACCGTTGAGAACAAGTTTCGTGAGGAAATCGCGGTTACGTGCGTTTACTTTCACAGGCTTGGTAATGTTCTTAGCAATTTTCATTGGGATTCCAAGTTCACGGATAGAGATGTTAGGGTCCGCAGTAATCACTGAACGGGCACTAAAATCTACACGCTTAGCCATGAGGTTGCCGCGCATGCGGCCACCCTTACCATTGAGACGGTCCTTAATCGATTTGAGTGGACGACCCGAACGCTGGGCGACAGACGCAACTCCAGGGATTTTGTTGTCGATTTGAGTTGCAACATAGTATTGTAGCACAGTGGCCCAGTCTTCGATGATATTTCCTGCAGCGTTATTGTTGATTTTTTCTTGAAGAGTTTTGTTAGTCTTGATGATATTACAGTAGATGTGAGTGAGGTCATCCTCACTGCGCTGTTGGGCATCATGCTTAACGGATGGACGCACAGCTGGAGGTGGAACTGCCAACACCTGGCATATCATCCAGTCGGGCCTTGACCACTTAGGACTGAAACCCATAAAGGCAACGTCTTCATCTGAGATGCGCTTGAAAATCTTGAGAACCATTTCAGGAGTAAGTTTAATTATGAACTCTTCACCGCCCTCCTGCTTCCATTCGGCTACGATAGTTGCTAATCCCTCTTTCTGGATTTTTCTTGGTTGCACGCATCCACATCCACATTCAGTTTCATCACCACAACGCTTTACCGAGCTGGCAATCGGAAAGATATATTTCCATCGAGTATCGCCATCATAATTTAATGCATTGCTATACGTATCTTTTGATATTTTTAATTTGCTGCATTTAAAGCAGACACATCTCAATATTTTTATAATGGTTTGGAGGTATTGAATATAATACACAGGTTTTGCAAGCTCGATATGACCAAAGTATCCAGGAGTCTTCAAATAATCCAGACCATCCGTGAGACAGACAAGTCCAGGCTCAAGCACTCCCATGCGTGGGTCAAACAGTCCTCCAATCACTGGCTTGTTATTAATATACGTATCTCGGCTGGTGATTTCCGCAACAGACGAGTTGCGAATTTCATCTGGAGACAGTATGCTAAACTGAATACCAAGAATTTTTGCAGGGACGAGTGTTTGATTATCGCTCATGATTACCTTCCTTATTATAATGTACTATTTTTAGATTGTTATTGTGTTCAATTTATACAAGTCAACACGTTGTAACGCGTATATATTTATTTCATCTCCTAACTAAATCAATCATTGTCAACCTACAATATAATATCCATATTATACAAATGGTATCAACTACAAAGTTGTTGAAGTATACTGTTTATGCGTCTCTTGTTGTTCAAATACTAACAGGGTTTTCCAATGTATGGATTTTGCAGTTTAGCACTCCAAATAATGTGAATATTATCCGTGAACTTATCTGGGTCGAGCTCGCTGTCCAAATTGTGGAAGTGATTTTTTACACATGGCTTGCTTACAGTTTCTTTACAGTTGATAATATCACACCGAATCGTTACTACGACTGGATGTTTACTACACCAACAATGCTTGTCACACTAATATCATATTTCATTTTTTTAAAATACAAAAACGCCTCGATAGACACTTCCACCCTGAGCGTGTCTAATATACTGGCCCAGGAGTATCCAGTTATTATCTCCATATGTATTCTTAACGCAATTATGCTTATATTCGGATACCTCGGAGAGATAGGTAAACTTGCAACCAACACATCGGTATTTGCAGGAACAATCGCATTTATGTTGTATTTCTATATCCTGTTCAAGCATTATGTGCAAGACGTGGACGGAACACACGTCATGTTTTACACATTTGTTGCCATCTGGTCTCTCTATGGAGTGGCTGCACTTCTCCCCTATAATTGGAAAAACATTTCTTATAACATTCTTGACTTGTTTGCAAAGAACTTCTTTGGTGTATTTTTGACAATTGTTCTTTATCAATATGTTCAAATTGAACACTGATTTAAAGATTATGTCTTGTCATACAAGAGTACTTACTTATTCGGTGATTCAACTTATATATTTAATATGCCCCGCAACAGCAACAATAACAACACCAATAACAATAAAGATGAGCCCAATACAAAAAACACAAAAAATAACAAGTCAGTATCTCGCGAGAAGGAGAAGAAGCGAGTTGAAAATGGTGGAGATGGAGATGGAGATATGGAAGAGGACGATATTATGGATGAAGTAGAGTATAGGAAGTTTCTCAACAAACTATTTCCATCTAAGCACCTTGAAAAGAGTATTGCTTCAGGAGAAAAACTCAAGAAGCTTCTCACTAAAAATACTAGTGAAGGCGATAATGATATCGATGTTATAGAAGGTTCTGGTTCAAATGGTGATAGCGATGAACAGAATAATACTAATACACCCCACGCAACAAAGAAACAGAAGAGACAACAAACTACAAAAAATGAGGTGATACAAAAGAAAAAGACTCAGACATCATACGACGATGATACAGAAGAAGAAGGAGAAGACAATGATAACGGAGAAAATAATGAATCAAAAAAAAAGACAAAAGATTTACACACCAAGCCTAAGCGCACGGCAAAGGCGGGACTTGGTTCAGGAGGAGGTGCAGGAAACTATAATATTATCTTCACAATTGGTGGGAGTGAAGAATATAACGAAGACCAAGACGAAGACGAAGAGTACGAAGACTCTGATTGGGATGAAGATGATGAAGAGGGAGAATCAGAAAATGAGGATATCACTGTATCTAGTGTATCTGATTCATCAGATTGTTCTGAGGAAGAGGATGAAGATGAAAACAATAGTGAAGAAGAAGACGAGGACGAAGATGAGGAAGAGGATGAGGAAGAGGAAGAAGTGATTGAACCACGTATCACGCGTAGCCGAGCAAAGGCGACTCATGCTAACATCAATCTTGAATTAGAAGAGAAGGGCAATAAACACAAAAAGGCTTCAAGTAAAACTACAAAAAAATCTACAGCAGCAACTAGCGAGGAGAAACCTACTGATGAGAAATTAGATAGTGGCAACGCTTTAAACTCATCAAGCCCGTTATTCATATCCACAGGTTCTGAAAAACAGGAACATTCACATGAAGTTCTTAACATCATGAAAAAGCTTTGTGCTGAAAATACAGGAGATAAGCTTTTACAAGAGTCCATGAAAATGGGCATTGACCATTATAATAGTAAACTCGAGAAGACACATCGCCAAAAAGAGCGAAAGAACCAAAAACAAAAGGACAAGAACTCTCGTATCTTCAAACGTCTTCTGCGCAATAAAAATAAAACAAACGACTACACCTTCTTCAGTGGTCTTGATCAAGAAACCCAAGTAAGGCTAATTAAAGAAGCACGCGAAGTAAATAAGATATCTAATATTGAGACACCATATAGAATCAGTCTTCTGCAATCTAAAATCCCTCATTTGTACAAGTCAATTGCCTTAAAAAAACTACAGTCACTCGCGTACATGGAGCCTGGCAGTGGAGAGTTCTACAAGGTGAAGAACTGGGTAGATACCTTTATGCGTCTTCCGTTCGACACCTACCGAACTCTTCCAGTAAATATATCCGACGGAGTGGATAAATGTCACGATTTCATGGCAAATGCTCAAGCAACACTTGATAATGCAGTATATGGACTCAATGACGCTAAAATGCAAATAATGCAAATGCTTGGACAACTTATCACCAATCCACAGGCAGTAGGAACCGCGATCGCGATTAAAGGTCCAATGGGAACGGGCAAAACAACCCTTGTCAAAGAGGGGATTTCAAAAATATTGGACCGCCCATTTGCGTTTATCGCACTCGGCGGTGCAACCGATAGCAGTTTCCTTGAGGGCCACTCTTACACATACGAGGGAAGTATCTGGGGAAAAATTGTTCAAATATTACTAGATAGTAAATGCATGAATCCTGTCATTTACTTTGATGAATTGGACAAAATTAGTGATACTCCCAAAGGAGAAGAAATCGCAGGTATTCTCACACATCTTACAGACACCACTCAGAATAGCCAGTTTCACGATAAGTACTTCTCTGAGATTGACTTCGACTTAAGTAAGTGTCTCTTCATATTCAGTTATAACGACGAAAGTAGAGTAAACCCCATCTTGCGAGACAGAATGTATCGCATTCAAACAAAGGGATACGACGTTAAGGAGAAGGTGGTCATTTCAAATACACACATATTGCCAAAAATCCGCGAACAGGTTAAGTTCAATATGGAAGATATTATCATTCCAGAAGACACTGTCCGTCATATTGTCACCACGTTTTGTGATAAAGAGGATGGCGTTCGTAACTTGAAGAGATGCTTCGAAATTATATACACAAAGCTAAATCTGTATCGATTAATGAAGCCTGGAACAAACTTATTCAAGGATGACATGACATTAGAGGTGCAGTTCCCATTCACGGTAACAGTGGATATCACAAATAAACTTATTAAACAAGATACGCCTGGTTGGAAATCAATTAACATGATGTACCTGTAAACATACTATATCTTCTACTAACCAATATTCTCATGAAATAGGAATATTATTATTACTATGTAATCTATATAAACACATCTTTTTTCTTAGTATATTAAATCACTTGTATAAGCAAAGAAAATACAATCATATATCATGTCAGCTTCAAATAACATCATCACACGACCCGCACCTTCTCCTGAAGGAGCATACGCGGACGACCTTTCTATTCAAGCCTACCAAAATGTTCTACATACATTACGTCAGCAGCACATCGTGTTAGAACTCAACTCCATGAATGGCCAAGACACGTCAAGACAGTACGCAATGCATCGTCTAAAAGACATGATTAAGTATTTAGATACTATCCTAAAAAATGAGTGCAGACACGAATATGTTACAAGTGATTATATCGATATTACGCCAGATAAAGGACAAAATATTACCTACTGTGAAACATGTTTTTCAACATTCGCATAAAAGTACACGTCAAGCTGTGTATAGTAAATATATTAGGAATATTTCGTTTCTAGTATATTTTGTCTCTCATAATTCCATTTCCAACTGGTTCTGTAATACTAACTAAGGTCATCTTCTAGCTGAAAAGCGGTTGCCTCCACGACTAGCAAACGGTTCATTGAACTTATCATCTGAAGTCAAGTTATCAAAATCTGAATCACTTAGAGTAACCTTTTTAGCAGTAACATTTTTGCACTTATTTACACAAGACGACCCAACACAACTTCCTGTTGCACATTCGGTTTCATCTGCACCATCCACAAGGTTGTTATCCTCACAAGTACCCTCCTTATTACAGCTATCTTCCTTGATTTGTTTGTTTCCCCATACAACACACGGAGAATACCATGGTGATTTACACGAACACGTTTTATCATAGATATTTTGAACTCGCAATGATATTTTGTCGTTATTTCCCATCAGCCGAAATGCCTTATCATATGCTAAATCAATAACATCTGTCAAAGTATATGTGCAACATGAACACAACACAAATGCACTGATAATCCACGCGAGAACTGAACCTATAATCATCTTCAAAATGGTTAATCTATATACGCGTCCAAGAACATTTATCTCCATAAATGTCTGATTTAATTTTAGTTCGAACATTGTGTAATTCGACAGAACGGTCTATATATTTGCAACGGATTATTATTTTGCATCAAAGTGGTCCATACATGCATTATAATCCTCGAGTATTAATCCGTTATCAACCTTAAACTCGCCAATACTAGTAATCAGATGATATAAAATAGGATGCTTATCTTCTTCGTATATTAACCTTTTATCTAAGAAATCGGTTATTGTCGATACAGATTTATTTCTTGTTCCATTTCTAGAACTCATCTTATATATAATATTTCCACTTCCTTTGATAACATGATTCTTGTCACTACCAGTGGTGACCATGTGATGATATTGTGATAGATCTCTTCCATCAAGCATCACTAGACCAGTCACCGTATTTCCTAAACCGAGCTCCATTCCAAGTTTTATATCTTTTATGGGTATGTGTTTACCATCACTCGTTACTACCCTTGTTTCCCCACATAACCCGCCATCGAAAAATGTATGTATATGAGACCCATTATATAACTCAGAACCATCTATATTTACATTCAATGGAAGTTCCTGAAGTTGTTTGTTATAATAGTAAACCTCGCTAGGCTTTATCATATCGTCCCAATCCGCAAAAATATCGTCACCAATAATTATTTTCTTGGTGCTTACACCAAGACAGTATAAATAAGGAATTATATCCCTTTCCTCCCCCATACAAATATTAAACTCAGGATGGTCCATACATTGAATCCATTTATTGTCACACATCACGTAATGTGAACCAGATACAAATATACCATGTAATTTCCCAAGAACTTCGGAGTCTTTTGTAAGAATCATACACGACGTTACCACCCCTCCGTCGGATAATATATCACCATGTCGTACCTCACTTATTGGAATGATTCTACCATCATGCAACTTAATCGGCGTAAATCCAGCGAAACAACTCCCTGGTTTCTTTGGCATTCCAACCCCAGGTTGGATGTTCATAAGTATTGCCATCCAAGTAGTGGTATATGCAAGTGGGCCCATTAGTGCAACAAATGCGGCGGTAAACGCTATAGCCAACCCCCAAGTCCATGGCATTATCCAGAAAATAATAATTGCAGCTGCAAGCACTGTTAGGAAAATAATACATAACACCAATAAGGAACCAATTGCAGATTTAACTGCATAGAAACTACCAAGTGCGGTATATATTCCTGCAACAAATACGCCACGCATCTTTGCAAACATATCTGTTAACGACATTGTCATTTTTTGAAGAACAATGATAAATCCTGCAATTCTATTCATTATATTCGAAATAATAGCCATGATATGAGTGCGTATATTTGCGAACACCTTGCGAATAGCTTGTAGCGTCGACAAAATAATCTTCCACATGCCGAGAATGGGATACAATATAGATAAAACTGGTTTCATAAAGTTGCCAGCGATACTTGTCAAAATCTGATTTATGCAGTAGGTCGCATTGTTTCCTGCAAACTTTATCCAGCTCGTATCTTTGGGGCGCATAATATATCCTGCAAATGGCATATATACAGGACTGCATCTATGAGAAGCCCAGTTCTTTCGTACAGGCAGCATATTTAACTCAATTTTCATGTATTGATAATACAACACAAGCAGATAAATCAGCATCACACATAGAAAG